TCCGATCTTATTAATCACAATCTGTGGTACATTTTTGATGATGTCTGGCATTGCTTTTGCTATACCTTTTGCAAGATTTAACATAAGCTTTAAACCAGAATCTACTAATTTTCCTGCATTGCTTCTTAAGTTTGCAGTAAAACTCGTCAATGCTGATAATCCCTTACTAATAAACTGCTGTGTCCCATTTGTAATACCTTTTGCCAAGTTATCCATAAAAGACACACCAAGCTGTGTTAATGCCGTGATTGCTTTTCCTGCAACAGATATTGCACTAACAAATATTCCAACCCAATCAATAGATGTTAATAATGTTGCTAATTTTGTGCCAAGCTGTGACCAGTTTGTTGTAGTAAGTGCATTATCTAATGTTGTTAATATTCCTAATGCTAATCCAGATAAGCTTGTACCAATAGACTTAACATCTATCTGGTTGATCGCACCATTCAAAAATCCACTTATTGACGTTCCTATCTTTGCCCAGTTAAGAGTATTTACAGCTCCCTCTAACATTTGAAACGGAACATTTATTTTATTCGCAAACAACCGCCCTACATTATTCCAATTCACTTCATTGAATAAACCGTTGATACCTGTTGCAATTTTTAAACCAAGATTTTTCCAATTGATTCCCTCTATCAACAGATTCAGTGTGTTGACAATTGTATTAATACCTGCACCCACAGTACGTCCCATTAAATCCCAGTCTATGTGATCAACAAGACTATTGAATGTCCGTGTAAATGCGTTCACAAAATATGTAATCTTCGGGCCTACATTATCCCAATTGATGGCATCATAGATTTTTTGCAATCCTTTATTGATACCAGATGCAATGTAAGCTCCAAGTCCCTCCCAATCCTCTTTCTTTATGAGGTCCTTAATCTTCTTAGCAATGTCTGCAATGGAAGATTCAATAGGAACTTTCTCAAACATATCTCCAATGGATGGGCCAGTGTAACCACCGCCACCACCTCCGCCACTGCCTGCGGATGGTGTAGAAGAACTAGGGGTATCGTTATCTTTTTCTTTTTGATACTGTCGGATTTCATCCAGTCCAGAAAGATATGTCTGTATCTCTTTATTTGCCTTTTTCGTAGCATTTGCGTTATTCTTTGTGGCTTTTGCCACCTTATTAGCACCACTGGATGTTTTATTCAATGATGCCGCATAATCTTCTTGTACGGCTTTCGCTCTTGTAAAAGATTTCTGTCCTGTCAGTGCCGCTATAAACATTCCTATATACGTGATCGCTTTCGATAACATATTCATGAATGCCGTTAATATAGGTGCAACTACGGACAAAATTGGTGCAAATGCTGTTGCCAAACTGTTTTGTAGCTGAGTTAATGCTGACATCATAGAAGATATCGAAGCATTAGTAGCAGACGAATACTGTGCAAGGTTATTGATGCCTGTCATGATTCCACTGTTAACTTTAGAAATCATTCCAAAAACGGTAGAATATAATATACTCATACCGACCATTCGACCAATAGAAAAACTTGCATTATTAGCACTGTTTGTAGTGCTTGTGAAGTTCTGTGCCAGTCCACCAAGACGTTTCCCAAGTCCAGATACGACTCCACCCATCCTACTAAAGATAGATGAAATACCGCCTGTCTTTGTCTTAGCACTGTCCGCAGACTGACTGACATTCTTAAATGATGAACCAAGCCTACTATTTGTGTTAACAAGTCCTTTTTCTTTTGCATCAGTCTTAGATATTTCCTTATTTAATGCATTTAAGGCTTTCTCACTTTCTTCTGATGCTGTCTTTGCGTAATTTCCTGTAATCGGTGCAGTACGTACTTTCTCTGTTTGTTGTGCGGTTGTTGTTCCACTGTCTAACTGCTTTTTCTTTGCCAGTAATTCGTCATATTGTCTGCCGAGTTTTTCTGCAGCACTCTCCAATGCTAAAAACGCAGGGGAAGAAGTTGCACTCTGATTTCTTGCAAAGATTTCTTGCTGTGCCGTTGTTACCTGCTCAAACTGTGTATCAAGGCGTTGCAAGGAATCTTCAAGAATCTGATATGCTGTTGTCTTGATATTTGAATTGCTGATTTCATCCTGCAATTGTGTTGTTTGTCCTAAATCGGTGTTTAAGGATTCAACACTCGTTTCTGTACCTGTGATTTCTGCATTTAATTTTTGTAATGCTTTTGCACTCTCTTCGCTTGCAAGGCCTGTTCCGCCAGTAAGCTTTGCACTTTTAGGTAGACCACTGTCTACACTCACTGTCGGTGCTTCTAACTGCTTTTTCTTTGCAAGAAGCTCTTCGTATTGCTGATCTAGTTTAGCCGCTGCACTTTCCATTGCTTGAAACGTAGGAGAAGATGTTGCACTCTGATTTCTGTTGAATACATCCATTTGTGCTTTTTCCAACTCTGCAAGTTTCTGTCCTGTGGTTTCTATTGCTTTATCTAACGTATCAAGTGCAGTCGTCTTAATGTCTATGTTATCAAGTTTCTTTTCTGCCTGTGCGGTCTTTTCCAGTTCCTCAGCCACGGTCTTTGCTTTTTCTTCGACAACGTCCATGCCTTTTGTATCTGGTGCTTTTATACCGCCACTCATGGCTTTTTCCATTGATTTCCCAATGGTTTTTACTTGATTGGATAAACGTTTTAAAAGGGATGCGATTTCTTTCACACTTGCTTTTGCTTCGGTTGTATCAATCTCTGTTTTGATATAAATACTTCCATCCGCTTTTTGTGTAGCCATTCAATCACGCCCCTTTCCCATTCAGTAAATCGTTCAAACGTTTCTGTTCTTCTAATTCCTCTTCGGAATATTTAACATCTAGGTCAATAAGCGTTTTATTTTCTTTGTAGAACTCTCTTTCCCAATCTTCCAGTTTCTTTCCTTTGGCTTTCTTCATGCGAACACTAAGAATCTGCGAAAATAAGGACTCTCCAATCTCCATATAAGCTCCTAAAAAAGTCCACCAGTGTAAATACTGCATAGCTCGTATTTCTTCCCCAAGCACACGGTTAACAGATGGGATGATAACTGGTGCATCCTGCTCCCAATCCATCACATGAGGTTGTTTCTTCCCATCGTCCTTGATACCCATGTCAATAAATTCGATGGCTTTTTCAATAGCTTCTTCATAGTCTTGTGGTGGCATATTTCCAAAATCAACGTATAAAATGGTAAGGCAAACAATCCACTTTTCATCGTTCTCAAAGTCTGGGTCATTAAATGTTTTTAAAATGTCCAGAACTGCACGAAAATCTGTGCGTATTTCATAATCTATGCCACCAACTACTATGGATGTAGGAAGTTCCCAAACTTCCATTATTTGTGATATTTAGACGTTGCCCTTTTAATTTTCGCCCACTTCTTTTTGATTCTCTGGTCTGTTACCTGCTCAATAACGTCCGCAATCTCAACGATTATATTCTCAATAAAGAAATCTCCACTTTCCGTTAATGTCAATGGATTACAGATAGCAAAGACGGATTTAGAAGCTTTAGAGTTGAGTAAGTAATCAATCTGTTCCTCTAATCTGTCGGATAATTCCAGAATATCTTTTTCTGTTGCATCTTCTGGTACTTCCATCCTTTCAAGATTAGCAACTACCTCTTCATATCTTCTAACGATATTTAAATCAACAGGATTGAAAGAAAATCTTCCAATCTCTGCATCATCTTCATTGGTCAGTACCACATTTAAGGCACCAGTTTTGACTTTTCTTCTTAATTCTTCCATTGTTTAACCCCTATTTCCCTGTGCTAGATGTATTTACTGAACTTGTAGCTGCTGTAAATTTACCTGTTTCAACGTTGTAAGTACCTTTTGTACGTTCTCCAACATAATTGACGGTAAATGGAATCTGATAGCCAGATGTATCCCCACCGTATGATGTAGGTGTTACATAACATTCCTGCTGATATGCTTCATAAGCTCCGCTTGTAGCTTCTTTCCACATATGCACTTCTACGGCGTTTGTCTTTAAGTTGTCGTCTGTGTAACGATTATCAACAATTTCCTGCAATTTCTGTGATAATACAGAGTCAGCCTCTGCATAATAAGGGTCAGCTTCAGAAGATACTTCATATCCGTTATGCTTAAATGTTGATTCTCCGATGATGTTTTTAGATGTTTCTGTGTCTGGATTCAGTTCGACATTGTACTCTTCTAAGTCTTTTCCCAGACGTTCATAACCAGATGTTCCGCCACAAAGTGAACCAGAATCTAAGAAATGAGCCATATATTTACGTGCAATTTTACCTGTTGTAACTGCCATTTTGATTCTCCTTTATCTTTTCAAGGTTAGTGATCTGCTTCATAATGCAGACCAGTTAATGTGTTATCTATCTATCAAAGTCATTTTGGTATCGGGCAGAAATGTTGATTGCCCAATTTTCAGACTTGTTTTCGTTTGTGCTGTCCAAATATGCAGGTGTCTGTCTGTCAATCGTCAAAAACTTTCGATTGCCTGTCAGAGCCGGATATTCTTCTAGCTTATATGTATTATTGTTAATCGTGATTGCTTGCTTTTCTAACCACTTACCAAGGTTATCCAACCACTCTTTAATATCTGCTTTTCTCTTTGGTTTTGTACCGCTTGCACGATATATCACACAAAACGGATATAAGCAAACTTGTGTGACGTGTCCTGTGATACTCTCTTTCTCACTTTCAATCACTGCACCACTCATTGGAAACATTGCTTTTCCGCTTGCATCATCTAATGTAGAAAATGCAATTTCGTCTCCCTCTCTCAAATCTGGAAATTGATTAACCAGTTCTTGCAATGCTGTTGTGATTACGTCAAAACCATCAATGTCGTACTTGACTGGCTTCTTTTCTTCTGCCATTAACTTCCTCCTGCCTGCTTCTTAACATGAGTAACCCATGCTTTGCCGTGATTCTTCTTTGCTGTCTCAAACCATTTTGGAGTTGCTTTTGGATTCTGGTAACTTAAGTCAACTTTTGCGGTGGTATGTCCTGCAAATTCGGTAACTAATACTTTCTTAGCACCTTTTCTTGCCCATGGAGACCCTGTTAATTCGTCAACCATACCTTTACCGTAGTACAAAAAACGTCCCATTGGTCCAGTACCTGCACATACCATCCCAGTACCTGCAAGAGAAGCACTTTTTGCCCTTGTCACATTTATAAACGTGCCTGTTTCGTGTGGCATATAAGGGACCATATCAGTCATAATTTGGCTGTCTAGCCAAAATTGTGCATGCTGTATCTGGTCGTCAAATCTTTCAAGGCTGATATTCGCAATCATGTTAGATGTATTGATATTGACATTTCCTAATTTCTTTTTAGCCATATAACCACCTACTTCGCCATTACCTCAAAGTGCGGAATTATGTCGTAAAAGGCACTGCCAGTAATCGCAAAGACATAATCATACTTAAGCTTCATCTCTTCGTAAAATCCGTCAATATAATCATCATCTGCGATTGGCTCTTCGTTCTCCCACTCTCCAACAATAAAAAAGTCAAAACCATTCGCTTTAGAACTAAATGTAAGTGCTTCTGACAGCTTATCATTTGCCTGTTTAGACCATTCTTTAGGCGGTAACCATGATTTACTACATACCATCTTTTTACCGTCTTTTAGGCTATACTGTACGTTTAATACAGCATTGTCCTGTGAGTCAGAACCATACTTTGCAATGATACTTGCCTTATCCATGTTAAGATTGCAATTATGCAAAATAGAGGGATACCATGTATCGCCCTGTTTACTCTCATATCTATTGAAAAGTGTAATTGTGTCGTTATACATCGTATCCCTCCGCTTATAATGCACCTGCTCTTTTAAAAGCTTTAAAAATCTTTTTAGACTGTAAAGCAAACCAGTCAATCATCTCTTCGTTATTTGCCCAACAATCTGTGTTGCAGGACTGTCCATCTAAACCACTTTCGTATAAGAAAGCGTGCATAATTTCATGCCTAAGCACACTTTTTTGAACCGATTCAATGTTATCCACAGAATCAACACTTTTTTCAAGAATTGCAACGACTATTGTTTTATTTGAATAATCGCAATAACCAGACAATTCTTGTAGTTTTTCATCTTCGTTCTCGTGTCTGAATCTGATTTTATATGTAGTTCCTAAAACATTTACTTTACAATCTTTCATAAATACTCCGTTGGGTACATTCCCATATACAGTAGACTTACTCCGTTGGCATCTGCGACACCCGATAAGTAGTCTCTTATTGTGTCAGAGTATAACTGCTTTTGTGCTTCTTTATCCGCTAGACACTTATCTATCAATGTAGCTGTGCCTGTGTTACTTGAAGTCACATAGCTTATACTCTCGTTTCCTGCACTCTTAGATGCTACCTGCTTACTCATCACAGTTCCATCTTCTAATGTGATGTAACCTTGTGATGCTTCAACTCTCGTTTCTGCCTGCTCAATCTTATATGTGATTGACAGAAGTTCGCAAACACATCTTTTAACTGCTTCTGCATCATCTTCATCTTTTGGAAAAGCAATCTTAAGTTTCTTCACATTGTCAACACCAGTCGTGGCATTATCTATCTTCTTGCAAGAATCCCAGACCAGACGATTAAAGTCTGCTTCTGGGATTGCTTTCTCTCCAAAAAGGGTTTTGTAATATTCATAGTCAACATAATTTGCCATGAAATCACTCCTTTTTATCCGTTGGATTTAATAACACCCATGCGGATATTCTTCTGGTTAAATGCTAAAGACCAGTTTGCTTTAGCTCCTAACTCTGCATTTGTAGGAGACTCTTTTGCAATCTTGTTAGCATTAATAGAAAATCCGTTAGGATGTAATACATAACCCTGTTTTGTATACAGCTTTTCAATACCGGCAGATGTTTCTGGGTCATAGTCTGTATAATAAGGATTTTCATAGTTTGTCTTATCACAAGTCAACACTGAACCTGTACCAAGCATATAAGTTTTGTATACTGGGTTTGTTCCTGTTGTATCAACTGTAAATTTATCTGTTACCAGTGGGATAAATCCACCGATTGTAGGGAGATTTACTTCTCTTTCTACTGCGTTAGCAATAGTGTATTTGTTGTAGTCAACAAGTCCCATTGCTTTGTATTTTGCGTAGATGTAAGAGTTTAATACAAGTAATCCCATCTTGTCAGCGGAATCTCCTAAAGCTTTCTGCTGTGCAAAGATAAGTGTTGTATCGTCAATTTTGTTTACATCTCCAACAGTGCCCTCGCCAGTTAAAGATAAGTCTGTAATGTGGTTTTCCATCCCAGACAGACTTAAAACTGCATCAACTGTAGTCATTAAGTCACGTGTTCTTACCTGCTTATAAAAGTCTGCAACAGAGTTTGCAACATGAGTCATAGGGTCTGCACCTGTTAACTCTTTTGTAAAGTCTTTTGATTTCCAAGCTTTCATTCTCTGGATTAACATACAAGTCTGTTTCTTTCCTGTAATTTCAGCAGGTGTGTTGTCTGTTTCTCCATCGTTGTTTAAAGCCTGTGAGTCCTGTTCATCAATCGGTGTATAGAAAGGAATTGTTGCAACGTTTCCTTTTTCTCCGATTAAGTCCATGATTGTATTGTCCTGTGCTAATACACCAGATGCAATAATAGCATCGTTCCATGTTGGGTTTTCTGACATAAACTCAGAAAAAACCTCTGGGTCAAAATCAAAACCGCCAAATCTTCCTGTTCTTGGCATAAAAAAAGTCCTTTCTACCCTAAATAAGAATAGATAAGGACTTATCTATGTCCCATCTACCTACAACTATTAAGGGATTTTTAGGTTAGCGGCTCACTTCCATACTGTGAGTCGGTATTATCTATCTGTCATTTAATAAGGTTGCATAGTAGTCTGGGTCCTCTGCCTTAAGCTTCATTCTGTCGTCTAAAGACATTTCCCTTAACTTCTGTGTTCCCTTTTTCTGCTCTCCGCTGTTGAACTTAGTTGTGAAGCTTGGAATATTAACATCTGGTACTTTCTTTTCGTCAACCAAGATGTTCTCAATTGGTTTCCCATCTTTAGTAGTAAGTTCTTTAAATACATCTTCTGCATTTTTCCCATTCTCTTCTTCTAATTTTTGAATCATCTGGGAGCGGATAGAGTCTTCTGTGATTGCATTTACAAATTTTTTATCAGATAAGAAATCTTTTACCTTGTCTCTTAACTCTGTCTGCTTAGCTTCTTTTGCTCTTGCTTCTTTTTCGTCTGCAAGCTCCTGTGTTAATGTTGTAATCTTAGCCTTAAGACCGTCAACATCTTCTTTCTCTAATTCGGCTAATCTGGTCTGTACATCGTCTAAAGATATTTTGTAGTCATCTTTTTTCTTTACCTGTTTATCGTAGTCAGCTACAGTCTTGTAATTTTCAGACATCTTCTTTTTCAGATCGGACTTTTTGTCCTCTGGTACTTCGATTCCTAATTCTGCTAAAATCTGTTCGTAATTCTGCATTGTATATCCTCCTATACGATATTTGTATACCGCTCGTATGCGGTAATGGATTAAGACTTATAAACCTAAGCCAAGGTAAAAGAGAAGAGTGGACTTGAACCATTCTTGAGCCTTTAACTCTCTCTTAAAACTTACGGGAGGAGGTTAGTTGATTGAATCACATGAGCATCAAACAATCTACTCTTTTATTGTAAGATATGGAGACTCTTTTTTTCTACTCATTTTTCTAATTTTTTTCACGAAAAAAGCACCATGCGGCAACATGATGCTTCAACGTTTTTTGGAGGAGTATGAAAAAATTACAGCTCTACCAATAAAGGGTCAGAAAATAAATGCTATTGATTGCCACTTTTGTGGCTAATGGAAACAACAGGATTCGAACCTGTGACTGTCCACTTATGAGGTGGATGCTCTAACCAACTGAACTATGTTTCCACGGACCTCGTGTGAAGTCCTGCCGTATTATACTTTATAAAATCAATAAGAAAAAGGGTTGTAACATGAAAAATCTTCGAAACAAATCACATACTAGCAAGTAAAAAATGATTTATTCAACAACAACTATTATTTGTTACAAGTATTATTGTAAATGCTATACTATGGATTTTTCAATACACTTTTCATAAGTTTTTTCAAAAATTTCTTTCTTGCATGGATAGATTTCTCCGTTTACGCCAGTGATAAGCATATCATCTTTTGTCATGAGGAAATCTCCCTCTAGTGTCGGAATGATATAAGAATTGCTGTCATATTGTCTAATGACGTAACCATTGTACATAAACTTAACAGGCATACCGTTAACCACAGTATCAGCGTTCTCTGCTCCGATTCTCATAAGCTCATCAAACGTGATTGCTTCTATCTCAACAGGCTTCTTTACATATTTAGCCATACTTTCACTCCTTATTCAACAAACATCCAATCTTCTGCTAACATATCACTCTGTGATGCTAACCATCCAGGCTGTAACTTTTTATCAGCGGTTCTGAGAACTAGGCAATCATATACATATACTTTATTTTCTTCTGTACATTCTGGATCTTCTGTAGGATTAAACTCTGATAAGTCTGCTTTTGTTCCAAACTGAAAATCAGAGGCATAAAATACATACATCCCTTTTCCGTTCCATCCTTTTCTCGCAACCCTCAACCCACGTTTCATGTACTTAATCGCATCTCCAAATCCAAACGTTGCTTCTCCACCTAAAACTGGGCAATTTGTTTCATCTGCGATTAGCCATTCATTAGACAAAATGTTAGAAAGTGTATATTCAACCCTCTGTGTCTCTCTAATATCAAGTAAATCTCCCTGCCCTTTATCAGAATCTTTTGGTCTGCACTGCATCATAATAGTTTCTTTTTCTGTATCCCAGAACCAAAAGCCACCCCATGATGGAAGTTTTACTTTATGCCCTGCTTTCATAGCTTTAAATGCTTCTTTAAAATTCATTCTTTGTTCTCCTTTACTTTTCGTGTGTTGTCAGTGCGTTTATTAACTCGTCTCTGGTTTTTTTTAGACCCTCGATGTTGTTCCCTGTGATTTTGTTCTCAATCAAGTTAAACATACTTTTCATGACTAAATTTACATCGTCCTGTTGGCTGTTAATTGCGTTGTAGTCACTGTTAAGCTTCTGCTTAATGTCCTTTATATCCGTCTCTATTGACGTTATACGTTGCTCTAAATCGTCCGTAGGCTTCTTGTAATGCTTATAGGCTTTATACAATACACCTATAGCTCCACCAATTGTTATAATCCACCCACACGCAACCATGAATTGATTAATAGTTTCCAAATTATTTACCTCGTGCGTTATTATACCTAGTCGCTGCACCTCTAGCAAATGATGATTGACTTCTGTCCCATCCTGCGGTGTTGAGTCTTTCGTTTTGTGTCTTAAGATTGTTCTGCTTGCAGTAATCTTTATAAGCTTGATTCTGTTTCTGCAACAGTGCAGCCTTTTTCTGATATTCCATATCAAGCTCATGCTTTAAGGCTTCGTCCTTTGCATTATCCACAGCCGTTTTCATGCCGATTAACTGCCGTTTCGTCTTTCTGATACGTCTTTCAAGCTCTCTCTGGCGTTTTCTCTTCTCGTATTCCTTGCGGTTCTCTTCGCTGTCATAGTCCTCGAACGGATTGTTTATTCCATCCCCCGGACCGTGACTATGTCGGCAGTTTGCCCCATGGATTCCCTGCACATTTCCCATACCGCAGACTGAAAAAGGCGGAAATCTTGGGTCATTACCGCTTTTGCTGTAAAACTTGCCTTGCCACCAGAAATGATTGGTTAAATTATCCCCACCGTTTCCAATTCTGGCTCCCAGATGTGCTGATGTTAGGATAATATCCCAATCCATCTCATCCATACGTGCGTCTGTAATATCTGCTGCCATCTGGCTTACACCAGTACGGACCGCTCTCGCTGTAGCTGTCTCTATGCTGTCTCTACGTCCACTTGGATAGGTTACGTCTGCACCCTTGTCTATAATGTCGTTAACCGCTTCTTTGACAGCTTCTGTGTAGCTTGTTGTACCGCTTGCAGTTTGGTTATATGCCTTATCCACTGCATCTATGTAGTTATCGTGGCAGGCGTTCGGCATCGTACCAGTGTAGTTATGCATCTCTCCCTTGGTCTTTTCATAATTCCTCTGCAACAATCGTTGTAGATAAGGACTTTCCCCGAGTGGTTTTGGTTCAAGACCTGCCTTTTTATACACCGCATCATCCCATTCTATAGCCTTTATACCTGCTTCTTTCATTGTTTGTGCGATTGTATCAATGCCTATCTTTGTTGTTTGTGCAATCTCTTTCTGTACCGCTTGCAAGATATACCCTGCATCCTGCAATACATCCATTTGCCACTTGTCAATAGGAGTAAAAAGGTAATCTTCCCCACGTCCTAGCCTTATCATCATTCGTTCGATAATCACAGATACAATTTTGTTATGCAGTTCTTCCGCCTGCTTCTCTGCTTTCTCTGGCACATACCATAAGTAATCTGGCGTTAGCATTATTCTTCATCTCCCCCGAATAAGTCTGGCTCTTTCGGTTGTGCTTCTTCTTCAAGTGCTTTTGCTTCTTCTTCACTGAATCCCTCAAATTTTGTTAAATAGTACCAGAAAGGAATCTTGCCGCTTACAACATAGCTATACCAACGAGAACGGTCCTCGTCCTCATTGTATGTTATGTCTCCAAAGTCATAGTAAGTCTCATACGGTCCACTTGGTGCTAATTGGTACAGATCAGCAAAGATATTAAGTGCTGCAATCAAATCATCCATGCAGAACTGTAGCTTGTCCCTAACGTCCTTGATAAACTGTATTGTTCTCTGCTGCTCTGCTTCTACGCCTGTAGCTGTTTGGATGCCTGTAGTCTCATTAAACACAAAGTATCCATTGGAGAATCCGCATTTATACCCAATCTGTGACAGCAGGGCATTGATTCCTGTCAATCGTGTATCTGTGTTGAGACTTGGGTTTACCTCTTGATAGAATCCTTTAATGTCTGTGCTGTTTACATTCTTAACAAACTCTGGTAATCTCAACCGCTTCTTGCTTCTCTCAAATCCATCTTGAGTATTGTTTACCCTTGTACCAGTCTCCATTAACTTGTCGGAGTCTAGCAGCAACATTCTTCGGCTGTCGAATATCTCTGTTGCGTTCCTGCTGTATGCAGTGTCTAAATCTTTTAGCTCTTCTATTGCTTCGTAAAAAATAGGCAATCCTAAACTACAATGCAAGTCTACATTGTTCGCCTGCGGAGTCCTAAGAACTGCATACAGGCGTTGTCCGTTCAGATTTGCAAGTCCTACATCTTCTAGTTCTCCACGCCAAGGTGTCTCGTCTATGTCAATTGGCTTTCCTGTATCGTTTGCATCCTTAGAAGCATAGCACCTGTTTGTGATCTGATACACGTCCTCAATATATCTGTGATATTCTAGTTTAGTGTAGTATGTCCTGCCATCACTGGAAATTTCACGATGTACAAACACAATTCCTTGAATCTCTCCATTGCTTTCGTCTGTTACAATAAAGTTTTCTGGCGTAATCAAGTCCACACTTGAGCCGTTAGGCTTTAATACAACTGTACCGTATGCACAGCCATATTCTACATGGTGTCGCACCTGCTCCAATTCCTTGTCAATCTGTTCCTGCAACCAATTAGCTCTTGCACTGCCATCTATCTCTATACCTATTGCAAGGGTAGCAAGGCGTGCTGTCTCCGAGCATACCGCTTTTGCAAAGTTGATAGTCTTTATATGCTCGTCCTTGTCTAACCAGTACGGACTGCCCTTATAGATGTACGCACATTTTTCTATAACTCTCTGCATCTCTGGACTAGTCGCAGTGTCTATCTTAAATTCTTCTCTTGCCCTTTGTCTAAAAAGGGCACTTAATATCTCTTTCATTCTGCTAAATATACCCATCTATTCCACCGCTATCAGTTTAACGTTTCCGATTTTTGTTTCTATATCTCCTTGTATCAAATCGCCATTAATCGTAAGCCAAACCCCACCATCATGGATAGATATTTTTTCTATATTCTCGATGCCTAACATTACATTTCCAATTTGTATACAAGTTACATCTTTTAAATTTATCATCATTGTTTTTGTCTCCTTTATGCACTCTCGCCACGTCTCATACTCATTGGACTTGTCGCATACCTTAATGCATCAATAAAATGATCGTTGCCGTCTGGATAATCTGCCTTGATTTCTCCGTTTTCATCTACCTCATGCTCGTAGCTTATTACCTCTTCATACAGCCGTGGAGTTCTCGCAGGGTCTATGACTAATGTCCTGCACTGCAACCATTCATAAGAGTATTTACGACTACCCGGATATACGTTTGTTTTGTTTGCAACAAGTCCTGCATCTCTAAAGTCTAAGATGCTTTCTATCTCGTCAGCTCCACAACTAATACTATAGTCGTTGTATCCCTTACCTATAATCATCTGTGACATTGCAGTGTTGCGGATTTTTTGACCGCCCAACTCGTCTATGCACAAGATTTTTTGTGATGCAGGCATATATGCACATCTGACAAATGCTTTCGGGTCTGGATAGTATCCCCAGTCCTGCCCTTGATATATTTTTTCCTGCCTTGCTATTTCTTCGTCCGTGATCGTGCGGATTTCCAGAAGCTCAAAAATATTTGTTCCCAGTCCTACAGGGATTCCCAGATACTCATGCTTGTATGCACGTTCATTCGTTTCTTTTAAGTAGTCTGCATCGACATAGAACTGAGGTCCTAACCACTCCGCAGGAACCGTTGTATAATTACTCTTATGCCTATAGCTGTCCTCTCTTGCTTCTGCTACATACTTATTCGCCCAGTTATTAATGCTGATTGGTGGGTTAAATGTCTTAAATACAACAAACTTAGGACCACCACGCAATATAGATTGCTGTACTGTTCGGATTTCTTCAATGCCTGCGAACTCGTCTAATTCCTCGAACCATAAATATTTTATATATCCTTTAGACACCTTTACAGACTTTGACTTTTTAGCTTTGTCAAGACCTCTGTACAGTATCTTTTGTCCTGTCGGCTTGTATGTGTGTTGCATAGGACTTACAGACGATTCCCACAGATCAGAAACACCTAACGCATCTATCGCCCATTCTATCTGTTCAAACACTGATGATCTGCAAGTATCTTTTACCTTTCGATAGACCGCGGCATTTGTAAATTCTCCGTTGGTTTCATCTTGCATCATGCCCAACACAATCTCCACGGACACAAACGAGGACTTACAAGAACCACGACCACCGTACAAATCATAATAGGTATGCTTGCCGTCTTGAATGTCCCAATGCACCCTATAAAAAGATGGGGCGATCACATCCGTCAAATTAACCATGCAACCGCTCCTTACTCTCTAGGAATATTATTTACTATTGTAATTCCCTCTGTCTTATTCTCTTCCTGCTTCTTGTCTGCATCCCAGTCTTTAAAATTATTTCTTAGTGCAAATTGTGCACCGTTTGAGCTGTCCTTGTGGAACAAACTTTCTTCCATTTGTTCTTCAACTCTGCTCTTCGCACGCGTGATGGTGTCGTAAAACTTATCACTGTCTTTTTTATGCTTTTGATAGTACAACAGATCACTTCTGCCACTAAATCCTAATGCAAGTGCTAATCCTGTTATCGTAGGATGCTTTCTGTCTAAGATAATTGGATACCCTTGTTTGTTGTACTGCTGTTCCCCATTAATGACTAATGGTTTTCCCTCACAGCTTTCAAAGTATTCATCTATCTTCTTCTGCATTTCTTTTACACTTTTATATTTAGGCGGTCTACCACCTGCTCCCATTGTCTCACGTCCTTTCGTTTGCATACACCTTTGTTGTCGGTCCTGCTGTCTTGTAATCATCACATACGGTCAAATATCTGTCTCTTATTAATGTCTTGCCATTATCCTTAGTGCAGTACATAATCCCTCTGTCAGATAGTGTGTTCTTGCACCCTGCACAGCACAGGCTTTTATCTTCCATCCTGCACCTCTTTCTTGTACTTACTGCATACACACATATGACTACACTTTATGTTTACCAGTACCACTTCTGTTTTGTTCTCTGGGATTGCTCTTCTCTTTGTCTCTGTAACGATCTCGCAATGTACGCAATCGTTACAGCAATTCTTTAGTTTGTTATTAATCAAAAAAGACACCTCCCAACTATGGTTATTATCTAATATAATTATACCATAGTGGAAGGTGCCTTTGTTTACACTCTTTTTATTCTCGATCTGGTTCCCAAGTGGTCCCGAATTTTTTTTTATGTGCCTCGGCGTACTTGTCAAAAAATTCTTGATCAGACGAAAGGCTCAATTCATACGCCACGCTTTCTCTTAAATCTGCATCCATTGATTTTAGCGCTTCGTCAAAATCAATTTCTTTCCCATATTTGTTTTTTACATTCATCCGCGTACCTCCTTTATTATTGCTTACTTTGTTTCTATACTCGTCTCTTTCTTTCAACAGCGTGTCAAGATTTGTTTTCTCGCCCCGATTAATCCGCGCCCTTGCGCAATACAACTTATCTGTACTACCATAGAAAGGCTTGCCGCAATCCAAACAAGCCTTTTTTGTTCTATATTTCATTTTTAAAGTTCCTTTACAACTTCCCACCCGTCAATAGCTGCTGTCGTGTCTAGGTCTTCGATTGGTAGCCTTTTTATCAAAGGCCTTTCGAGTCTTACATCATCGTCTAATACATATCTATATTTTCTCGTATCCACTATTCTTTCCCACTTTACTCTTTCCCAAAATTCTTTTTTCATGACTCATATCTCCTTTTCTATCCTTTACATACTCTTTATGCTCTTCCAGAAATTTTCCGAACATTTCTTTCCTGCCAAATTATTTATCTTTATTCTTGTAGTGCATTTCTAACCATTTTGTTCTCATATTAGAACTCCTGCACGTCTGTCACTTTTAAGTAGAAAGCTTCTTCTGCTTCATCCTCTCCGTTATCTGTTGTGATCTCGAAGAAAATCTGTACTTCACATTCGTTGGAGTCTGTAGCTGTATACACGACATTTCCGTCCTGTTTGATGTCTGCTGTCACTCCATCATCGAATACACTGTAGTATCCGTTTTCCATCATGAAGTTGTCAAGCTGTGTAAAGCTCATTTCTTCGTTTACAAGTTCCTTTTTGATTTCTTCTGCGTTTATTTTTTTCATGGCTTCCATCTCCTTTTCTTATTGCTTATCTCCTTTAACTGTCTTTATCTTACCACATCTTTATACCTTTGTAAAGTGATATTTACAATTCTTTTAATTTTTTTTCGTCCTCTTCATCTCTTACATATTCCAGTAGTTGCCCCGGTTGCATTTCTAAGATGTTACATACAGCATTTAAAGCCTTAAGTGTTATAGCTGTATCCTCGTTCTTTATCTTGTTTAACGTGTTTTGGCTAAGTAAATTAGTAGTTTTTGCCTTATATGTAGTAAATCCTTTTCTTTTTAGTGCATCGTACACATCAATTTTGTATTTTAACATTTTTTCTTACCTCCTGTTTATTACATTATATATTATATAGCCTTTTCACGTCAAGAGAAATATTATCATAAAAAGTGATATTTTATATTGACATAACTTTTTAAAGTGATATAATAAAAGTAAGTTAAGAGAACAAAGCAAACAAGAAAAGGAGTGTTGAAAATGAAATATTTAAGAAAAGAAATTGAAAAGTTAGTCGAAAATGAGGACTTCGTTTCTTATGAAGAATTTATTTACGAGTTGGAAGAAGAGAAAGAAGAAGTAAAAAAATATCTTGATTGGAGAGCAAGCGGTGGAAAGATGAACACCGAAACACTCCCAGAGGGATATGTAGAAGCTTGTAAAAAGATTTTAGAAAGAATTTAGGAGGTTGAAAATTATGGATTATTACAGAGGTAGAAAAATCGACAAAGCTTTTAAAGAAGAGGTTGCTAGAAATTCAGCAATCAGAGGTTATAAAAATGCGGTAAAAATTTTCATTTACCGTCAAGATTTAGAAGCTTCCTCACTTTGTGATGAACTGGCTGACAATCTTTTAAAACTTGGTTTTAGTTGGGAAGAAATCGAAGCTTTAGAACTTGAAGCCTATGACGAAAGAGAAAAAGAATTAGAAAAGTTTGATAAGGAACATCCTAACTGGGAGCAACTTATCAATGTATAACATACACCACCCACCCCGGAGGTTACGAGGGTAGAAAAGGAGAACTAGCATGATTAAAATTGTACAGTGGTTAATGAGTTGCGGTTATACCGAAAAAGAAGCCGTTAAAGAAGCAAATTCAATGATTGAGCAAAATCGTTGGGATGGTGCTGAAATGTGTTCACGAGAATATGCAATAGAAATGATTTTGGAAGATTTGGGGTGTTTATATGAATAAAATATTATTATCAATCATACTTACAGCGATCATTACCGCAGGTATCACAGCAAACTACATTATCACGCATCAACAGGTAAGCGGTACAACTGGTAACTACAACATAGAGATTTTAGATCACAACTTTTCATATAGATAACATTAAGGACCAGAAAAGTTCTGGTCATTCGCTGAAATTTTCTTGTACATTAGTAATATAATATGTATAATTCATTACAGAAAGAGGTGTTTATTTATGGCTTTAAGAGAATGCGTTGTCTGTGGAAAGACTTTTGATGGTGCACCAAGTGCAAAATATTGCTCCGAAGAATGTAAAAACGCACCACGATATACAAATGAATTTAATGGAGAAAAGTGGGGAAAATTAACTATCATAGATGCTTATAGAAAAAAAGGAAGAGTTTATGCCATTTGCAAATGTGAATGTGGAAATACAAAAACTGTAAGATACGATGCTCTAACATCTGGTCGAACTCAATCTTGCGGATGTTTTGCCGAAGCTAATTACTATAAACCATTTGACCTCACTGATAAAATTAACGATTATGGTTGTAAAGCAATTAAGCAAATAAGAGTTGGAAATCGGTATAAATGGGAGTGTGAATGTTCTTGCGGAAAGCACTACCTAGTTCCTGCCGGACTGTTTTACAAACAAATGTCTTGTGGTTGCTCACATCAAAGAAGTGCCAGAGAAAACCTCAAAAAGGCAGCGAAGACATGTGAACAAGGATATATAGAAAATACATCCATTATATCAATCAAACCTAGAAAAATGCTACGGAATAACACATCTGGAGTCCGTGGTGTTAGTTGGGACAAAAATCGGCGAAAATGGGCTGCTACAATAGTATTTAAAGGCAAAACATACCATTTAGGAAGATACTATAATATAGAAGATGCAGCCACGGTTAGAAAAGAAGCAGAAAACGCTCTGTTTGGAGATTTTCTTAAATGGTTTCAAGAAGTGTATCCAGAACGATGGGAAAAATTCAATAAAAAGGCAAAAAAAGAAGAAACAGAGGATTAAACCCCTGCTTCTTCTTTTATATTCTTCAGATTTTCTTTTAACATCTTCACACACTCATTAAATCCGTCACGTTTACCGCATAGATACATATTGTGACCGCTGTAATCGTCCATAGGCGGTATTAATGTACATAGGGTATATAAGTCTTGCTTATTCATTTTAAACTCCTTTAAATCCTGCAATTATTGCACAAAATATAGTTGATAACACGCATACATAAGATGATAACATTGCACATTTTAAAAGATTCCTTACATTTTTATCTTTTTTAAATTCATACAATTTACTATTTACCAGACAAATACCAAAAATTCCTAAATATATAACCGTTGCCGCTGCACATAATCCCATTGCTGTTTCTGCAATACCATACATTACTATAAATAATATATTGCTCACTTTTTAGCCATCCTTTCGTACATTTCGCAAGTACACGTCAGTTTATTTACCTGTTGGCACTTCTCTAAATACATCTTGTCCATGTCTTTTATTGCCTGCGGTATTAGTCCTATATCTTTGTACTCTATAAGCTCTTTTAATGCTTTCACTATAACGCGGTCCAATGGTGTTACAATATTAGCTTTATAAGCTTCTAGTGCGTTTCTGACATCATCAATATCTAATCGTGTTTCTTTTTCTTGCTGATACATCACATTTGCTCCTTTCCATATAGTTTGTCGTATTTCTCGCAAATATTATCATATTCAATTGCCATGAGATCAATTTTTTCTTGTCTTTTTTTCATCCCATTAATTTCATCGGGTGTTAGTCCTGTCTCTTTGTACTGTATAAGTTCTTTTAATGCCATTACTATCACTTGGTCCAATGGAGTTTTTACAATAGCTTTATGGGCACTCAGTGCGTTTCTGATAACATCAAGATTTAGATTCTCTGGTTCTTCAATCTCTTCCATTCTTTCAAACATCTCATACATCGTAACACCCAATGCTCCTGCTATAGTCATAAGATTAATGTGTTTTGGTTCTTTTTCCCCAAGTTCATATGCTTTAATATCAGTGACTGTATAACCGCATCTTTCAGCAAGTTCTTTTTGTGTCATTCCTTGTGCTTCTCTGGTTTTCTTTATTGCTTTAGCTGTACTAATCATTTTCTTCCCCTCCTGTTCCTGTTTAAAGCATTCCGTTTCATAAATTTTTCTTTTGATAACGACTTATAATAAGGATTTTTCCTTTTGATAACGTTCTTCTCTTCCTTACAATCATCTTGAAACTGTTTATAGCCGTCACATAGGGTATGGCAATTATAAGTTCTTCCTGTGGCTTCTGTGCACCCATAGCACGGATTATCTTTCCCTCTCATAATAACGCCCCCACTTTATACATCTTCTGGACTTCTGTTGTTTGCTTTGATAACGTCAAATCCATCTGGATAACGTTTCTCTAATTTTTCAATGTTCATTTGCATAATTTCATCCAACGACCAATTAAATAATTCACAAATCATAGCAACATACCACATTACATCCCCAAGTTCTTTTTTTGCGTGTTCCTCGTCAAAATTACTTTCATGGAATATCCATTTTTTAACCATGTCAGTAAGTTCTCCAACTTCTCCAGATAATCCGAATAAGCCGTTAATAATTCCACCCAAGTCAATCCCTGCGTCTGGTACGTTGTCCTCTACTCCCTGTTCTAAATTATCAGCCATATTCATTATTCTTTCTATTCCTAATCCGTCATTAGTTCGCATTGCCTTTACTTGATATTCTTTACCGTTCATTTATAACGCTCCTTTATAATTCGATAACACTTTGTCCTCTGTCGTACTGACTGAGTATTTTTTCCAGTGTCTCTCCTGCTTTTGCTCTTGTTGTACATTTTTTAATAGTATATAGATGATCTAGTGTTTCTCCTATAACTTCGTATCCGTCAAATACTTTTTTGACATAGATTCTAATAACCTGTTGTGTATTTATAGCCATTGTCTCACTAATTCTTATTAACATGTAAGTCCTCACTTTCTCCCCAGTCTAGCCGATTCCCACACTCACAAACTTCTGTCCATTCTGCTACATAGCTTTTACATTTAGGACACCTGTATAACGCCACGTCTTTCCCTTTAAGGCTTTTGTGCCGTTCTCTTATCGGCAAACTGTGTAATATTTCTCCCATATGCTTATAATCTTCTAACGTCATTGTGATCGTATCTCTTGCTTTAGCGGACTGGCAGAAGCCACTGCCTACCAGTCCTAAGAAAACACCTATGATAACAAGTAAGATTTTTAGTATCATTCTTTCATCTCCACTTCTTTATAAACAACCACATCTAAATCATTACTAACTGAGTGTGTTAGTATTTCAACTTTGTATCCTTTTTCCAAAAAGTTTTTTACAAATTCTTTCATTGGTAACACGTCTTTCATTTTTTCTGGATAAGTTATTTTTGTTATCTGCTCTAAAACTTTTACCGGTTCCATTTTCTCTACTTTCACTTCACTTCCATACATCAATTTATAATATTCTTGTAACTTTTTATCGTCCATAGAATCAAATGTCTGCACGTGATCACGAACGACACATATATCATGTATTTTGCATTCTTCACATGGTTTATCAATATTGTTACACCAATATCTTAAATTAGTGATTATATCTTCTCTTGTCATTTTTTATTCTCCACCATCTTTCTATAGCTTTCCTCTACCTCTTTACAAGTAGCTCTTCCATAACTAATTTTTCTCGCTATGCACGGTTGTTGCCCTTTAAAAATGCAAATAGGGCACACTCTTTTACGGCAATAATTTTCTAATTCTTTTTCCTGCATTTCTCTTTTTAGTTTGTTTGTATTTAAATTTAATCTCATTGTTGCAATAATGCTCCCAGATTTTGTATCAGTCACACTCATCATTGCTTCTTCGCAAGATTGATAAGAAACTTTCGTATCTAATACTCCAACATCTAAATTATTTCTCACTATCATTTTTTCTATATTATCTAAAAAACTGTGTGCTATCTGTTGTGCTATTGTCATAGTCGTTCCCCTTTTTCTTTTTCAATCTCCCATTTACCGTAGTAACCTTTTGTCATTTCTTTCAACTGTGTCAGTGCCATGATGAAATTTTCAAGTTCGCAGGTATCCGTAAAATTTATTATCACTTCACTGCCTGTTTCTTCTTCCATGGTAACTGGTCCACCAACAGTTCTCCTAAAATTTAATGTTACGTGCAAACTATTGTGTTTTTCTGTTCTCATACTTGTTCTGATACAGTCCACATTTTTATCAGCTCGATTTGAATATATTTTCATTCTCCCACCTCTAAATCTTTCGCAAGCTTGAATCCTGTTCTACCAACGTTTCTAAGATTCTCTTTAATCAGTGCCTTTTTCGGTGTCCTGTTTCTGTCGTACCAGTTCCAGTCGTTGTCCTCTCTTGCTTTTTTCTTTGTTTCATAACTTTTCTCATACTGATATTCTTCTTTTGCCATCTCTAGGCAAGCAATCATGTAATCTATTTGTTTGATAACGTCCATGTTCTTTCTCCTTTACCACATAAGTTGTCCGTTTTCTGCTACCTTAAATTCTCTTTGCCCTGCAACATTCTTATCTTCTATCCACCACAGGAATACTTCTTCTCCAGATTCCCACTGTGTAGGGAGATTCTTTGCTTTTCTTGTTTCTAACATCCTGTCAAATGCTCTGATATAATTTAGTTTGAATGTTGGAAAGTCGTAAAATTCCTTTAATCTTCCTTTTCTGCCTGCCATTGGGCAACCGATGCATCCAACTCTTTTATATCCACATTGGTACAATTCATTAGTGCATATATGCTCTTGATCTATGTAGTTCCATATATCTTCCTCTTTCCAATCAACAATAGGATTTACGGTCATTTTTGCTTTCTGCATGCACAATTCCGTGATTCTTCTTTTGGAATCATTATCATTGCTAAGCATTACTGTATTGAATTTTTCTGCTGTCTTTTTACTACTTCCGATTCTTTCGAACTCATCCCACATATTTTTTCGTTTTGTGCTTTCGTCCCACCTAACACCTGTTGCAATATATCTTCCATTGCTGTTATTTTCCTTAAGTTCTTGACAACAATATCTTACAAGCCGTGTAGGCGGTATAAGTTTCTTGGGAATGAGATTCCACATCGTGATTCTGGTTCCGTCTGGTTTCCTTGGATAGTTAATACTACACTTTATCCCCCCCTCTTCCAATTTCTTGAAATTGTCACGGACGTGCCACACTGTTTGTGGTGCATCCGCTGTGGTGTGACTGTGCTGTACTTCAAAAGGAACTCCAGAACGTTTGAATAGTTCTAACAATACATCTGAGTCCTTGCCACCGCTGTATGTACAGATAAGTTGTTGTTTGTAATATTCAAGACTCATTTCTGATGCTGTTTTGATTCTTTCTATTGCTTTTTGTTCTAAGTCCATTGATACTCCTTTACTTCATCATACTTCTGTACGGCTCAAAGAAATCTTCTTTTCTTAACTCACATTCGCACTTAAGACAAATAAATTTGCTTTGTATTTTCATGTCAGAATTTATCTGAATATACTCTCTTCCGATGTCCTCATTGAATAACCAACTATTACACCATTTGCACCTTGCTGTTGGCATTTTAAATCTCCTCATTTTCAAATTCCTTTATTTCTTTCCATGCAATAACCCTATCGTTACTATAGTACCTTGCCTTTTTGGCTGTTGCATTTCTCCATCCGCAGGAATCATGCCATGTTCTGTTTACGCAACCGCCTTTTATAGTTACTAAAACATCTTTGTTATCTTCTGGCAGATCAGCAGGATTCTTTCTTAAGTCGTGCCATCTGTATTTGTTTTGCTCGTCAAATAGGTAAGACACTACATCTAACACCTGTCTTTTTGTGATACTGTTTATTGTCGCTGCATCTAACACCTGCTGTATTGCTTCATATTTTTCATCTTCCGTAAACTCCTTTGAATCAATTTGCATAAATACTGCGAACGCTTTTGTAAAATTCATTCCTCTCCCTCACTTTCTACCCCAAAGATGTATTTAATGATTCTGTCTCTTCCTATTGACTCGATCGCATCAAATACAAGTTGTTTTGATGTGAATACCACCGCTCCCTGTGGTATGTAATCAGCCCACACATCATAATCAAGTTCTTCATTGTATTCATCATACAAAATGAAATATTCATCTTCGAGTGTTGGGGCATTGTGTTCCTTTGCATATCGTTCAAGTTCAACTTCTACTTTTTTCTTCTCTCTTGCAAATTCTGCTTCTTCTTCTGTGAAAAAGATGTTTCCTAATTCCCACATATCAAGATCGTCTTCATCATTAATCCATGTCCTTTTTCTGATTCTTCCAATATAATTAATGTAATAAACCGTATCCCCATACTGTGGTTTCTTTACCTTTACATCCTGTTTCTTTTCCATTCATCTTCTCAACCAATCTGTAAAACTCTTTTTCTTCTGCTTCTGTTAGATTTTTAATTCCCATATTTAATCCTCCTTATTTGTTAAATAATCTTCTATGGCTTGATCTAAAAATCTACTACTGATAAACCAACAATCAATGTATGTTGTTTTATTTTGTTTGTTATATATCAATAGACTTTTGTTTTTAACATTTTTCAATGTTATTCTCATCATGAGTGTATCTGTATTATTGCTTAACTCATCAACTCCTAAAACCGTGTTTTGTGTAAGTTGATTTAGCTGACTTGTAATACGCTGTAAACACGTTTCTTTACAAATTACTTTGTTCCATGTTGGTTTCAAACATCTAATAGTTGTATGTGTATCGTTTCTCTCATCAACATTTGACAAAATAAAACAATCATCTAATTCTTTTATTTCTTCTCCGCTTATAATTGCTTTCGTTTCTATATTATAAATTTGCATTTCTTACTCCTTTACTGTCCATTCTCTCCCCTGCCGTTAATAGCAGGGGAAATCATGACTTATACAATAGCGAGTTATATTGTACTTATGCGTTGCGAGGATTCTTATTTAATTGTCGTGTGGTATATAAAAATCCTGCTGTGCAACAAGCCTTTTCTGGCTTGAGTCTCTGCCTAATAAAGATGAAAAATGGAAGAATCTGAAAATACAAAAAACATTATTTACAGTTACTTAGGCAGAGACTTAAGCCAGAAAAGTATTATTTAGTTTTTATTTCCAATAACCAGAATGTGATGTTGCGTGAACAAATCTTCGTTCGTGTTGCTTCTTTTTGAATCGGCTTTGTCGAATCTCTTCTAGATCG